CTATTATATTTATCATTATAAATTGTTACGATATTCATATTGGAATCACAGATAAAATCCAAAAATTTTTTATTATCAAATCCATATATATAAACTAGATTAATATTGTCAAAAATAGATTTCAGAACGAAGTATTGATTTTCTATAATATTCTGTCTATTAGTAATTTTTATTAGTCCAGCACACCCCTTAGATTTCATTCCTTTTTGGTATTTATCTCCTAATATTATGCAATTCATACGATAATAAAATTACTTTCATCGTCTAGAATATTCTTTTTCTCTACCGCTATAGACCACCTATAAGTAACAGCGCTGAATAATATGGCCGATTTATCTTTATTGGTTATTGCTGTGATTGTATCTAGAGATTCGTGAACAATAGAATTACCCTTCAAAATAATTTTATCAATATCGTCACATGGATTTTTAATACCAAGAATAAACCGATAACCCTTATTAAGATTGCAGCAATTATTCAATATGTCTTCGTGTTGAAGTGTGGTGTCAACCATAGTTTGAATACGCCATTTGCAGTTAAGTTTTGTATTTTCAAAAAAGCTTTTTATTACATCATAAGTAAATAACCCATTATCTGCTTGATACCTTATAAAGACTATCTTTTTGGGTTGTATGCCACACGATTTAATTGATTTTTCTAGGTTGTATAAATCATTTATAGAGAAGTTTTTTAAATCAACCATCATCAGATAATGTAAATGATTTAATTCATTAAATTTTGCAATTTTATTATCTAGTGTGGAATTTTCTAGATCATATTGGGCAAACCACTTATTTTCCCTATATCCTAGGCACTTTCTGTTATTAATAACATAAAATTCCTTATCTTCATCATACGCTTCTAATATAGGAGTATTTTTGTTCTTATACTTGTCAATGTACTTTAAGGCACAATCTGTTTGAGTAATATTTTCATAAATAGCGAAAACACAATTCTTACACGATGTGTGTATACGACTTATTTGTTGTGACATATAAGAAAATCCTCAGCTGTTTCTATTTTTTGTGTACGAATATTTTCACAAGCTATTTTATTATTTAAATGAGCTTCTAAAACCTCAACAACTTTTATATAATCAAGAGTAGTTATCATACCGTTTCGTGCAACAATTCTACTAGATAAATCTCTAATGAGATTTTGTACCAATGAGGTTCTAATAAAATCTGGTTCATTTAGCACATTTATGCATATATATTCTATAAATTCTTTTGGATTAAGATTTGGTGGAACTTTAATATTGGTGTGATTTGTGGAAGATATTTTATCGTCTGTCCAAGATTTTTTATTAGTAATATCTATACTTTGAAAACATTCATCCCAAACAGCATAAACATTATCCCATGTGTATTTATCTACACACGTTTCTCTGGCTTTGCGTCCCCAGGTTATTTTTTCTTCATCTGTCAAGTTATTAAAAAAATCATATATAAAATTTGTTATAAATAAATTATCCGGATATGCTCTATCAGCATTTGTTTCTAATTCTCGAAACATTCTCTGTACAGGTATTTTAACTCCATGTAAATTTTCTACTATTTCTGACATGGCACTATAATCAACACTAGCCATCGGAACTCCACACGATGCTGCTTCTAGTTGTGGCATACCAAAACCTTCGGCTATAGCATTTTGTAAAAATACATCAAATAGATTATATATTTTATTTAGATCATTAGTACCAAGACTTGCTGCTACACTAGGAAAAGTAGCTGATATATTTCTACATTTAGGACAGGCAGATATAGAGTTTCTGAATTTAGAAGGAAACCAATGTTTACAATTTCTACAAACATAAGTAAAATATACTTTATCTAATAAATTATATTCTAATAGAATAGCTGGAAAATCCCAACCATTTTCTTCTGGATAGGATGTATGACAGTATAGGAAAGATTTATTATACTGATCTAAATTATTATCTTCTTTTAATCTATTTAGATATTTTCTAAAAATTAACATATTATCAGCAAATAGTTTGCGTTTTTGATTACGCATAACACATCCAACTATATTATAGTCATTACCAAATATGTCTATTTTGTGTTGTCTTTTATTTTCTATAGGAAAAAATTCATTAGGATTTATTCCAGCATTTGCTGTTTTAGGGAAAAGATTAATGTTTTTTCCACAAGCCTCGGATAGAACCTTTTTAGCCCATTCAGTATAAGGTATCACAACGTCCGCATTACAAAACGTATGTAACCATTCTATTTTTTGCGGAGCAGAATCGACCATTGGCATTTGTACCCAAGAGAAATATTTTCTATATGGACTAGTATCCTGGTAGGCATACATCCAGTAGTCTGTCCACGTACAAACAATATGCGGTTTAAAGTGCGCACATACTCTGTTAAACCTCCAGCCGCCAAATTGGTTTGTTCCATTGGACTTGTAGGCTTCGTACCTTGAATCTGTATGGTCTACAGCATTTGGATAAAATGTCCAAGGTATATTTTGAATTTCTTGGTTATTTATAGTCGCGTAGCAACCAAGTTCTGCTACTTCATATTTTCCAGAATTGTGGAGTCTAGATAAAATTTCTTTAGCATATATTCCGTATCCACTAGCTAAAAAACTAGCATCTGTGGCTACCAAAATTCTTTTTTTCATAAAATGCGCCTAACTGAAGTAAGTGGCAGGATACCCACATCTCTATGAGTATCCTGCCGCTACGAACCACACTGTTTATATCAGAATGCTACTGTCTCTTCCGCTGAAGCATCCGACTTTTCTGATTTCTTAGTTCTTAGGATTTTAGCAAAATTATTTACTCTAACCTTAAGAGTACTATGCTTTACTCCATCCTTTTCCCAACTATCATTACGAAGACTGCCTTCTACCATAACAAGGTCGCCCTTCTTAAATGCAGACCCTATAGCATCGGCTCCGCTGTCCCAGGCTTCGCACTGGATAAACGACGTTACCTTATCCTGAGTTCCATTAGCTCGTGTGAATTCACGAGATGTTGCGATAGTAAAATTAACTACAGATGTTTGCTTGTCTCCAATACTTACAACGCGTAATTCTGGATCACGAGCAAGGTTACCCCTCAACATTACAATATTCATAAAATTCTCCTTAAAAATAAAAACCAATGTACCAACGTACACAGTATAGTAAGATCCCATCAGGATGTGTCAAGTTTTGGCAATATATGCCTTTTCTACTATTAATCCATCCCCGGTTCTTGATCTGGTGCCAACAACTATAATAATATTACCATCAAATAGTATATTTTTATATGTTTTGTATTGCTCAGGAAAAAATATAACACTATCGATGGAACCAGTTTGATCTGTTAAATTAACAAAACACATATCTGCACCTTTTAATTTACCAGTTTTAGTCTTGGTGACATTAATAAAAGCAATTTCTCCACCGATAATAATATTATCTTTTGTTGAATTATTTTTAAAATCTCTACAAGTACTGTTTGTCATACTAATATCGTACATATCAATTTTTGAACACGAAATAGAGCAGCCCAATGCTGCGTCTTCGGCATCGGCAATCCATTCGGGACTATCCTCTACAGAATATGGTGGATTATTCAATAGGTGCTTAGAGTCCTCTATAATTTTTTTTCGATTCTTGTTGGATTTGCCATTAATCAATAGATAATCTAAAGCATCATCCAATTTAGTAAAATTATCAATATGACCAACTATAAACTCTGCTTCTTTTTTTGTTAGTTCTGATGCTATATTATATTCAAACAACATAGAACTGCGAGTTTTGGGAATAAAACTAGTAGCTCCACTTTCTATCAAAGCCTTTGCTGCTGTGCTGTTAATGTTTAATAGTATTTGAAATAATAGTCTTAACCAATTAATTTTATCTAAATCTATATGTTTTGTGTCTATAATAGAAATCAATTTATTAAATACAGAATCTCCAACTCCTTTAATATCTGTTAGGCCGAAATATATCTTATCATTTTTTAGAATAAAATATCTATTCAAGTTTCTAATATCTGGAGTATGGATTGTTATATCCATTTCATTGGCATTTTGTACGAGAGCTTTAATTTCATCTTGTGGATCGATTTTATCCTTAGCAAATCTCAAATATGCCGCAAAAAATATTTTCGGGAAGTGTGCTTTAGCATACGCCGATAAATAAGCGTTCATAGCATAACTAACAGCATGACTTTTGTTAAATGAGTATCTTTGACTTTTTTCTATCCATCCGAAGATTTGTTCTGCTTCGTACTCATTCACAATCTTTTTTGCTTTACACCCATCAATAAATTTTGATTTAACAGCAGCCATTTTATCGGCTAGTTTTTTACCAATAGCTTTTCTTAATTCGTCAGCTTGCTGCAAATCGAATCCGGCAATATCCTTGGCAATCTCCATCGCCTGTTCCTGATATATTAACTCACCTAAAGTGGGAGACAATATGGGTTCTAATGCACTATGGAAATAATTAATACTTTCTTGTGCATTTTTTCTATCTATATAATGATTTGTTACGCTTTTCCCGTCACGAATAGCCTCTAAGCATCCTGGTCTCAAAATACTAATAAGAGCAGAAAGCTGTTCCATATTTTCTGGTTTAAGTTTTTTTGCAATAGACCTACCTAATCTTGACTCTAATTGGAAAACCCCCTTTGTGTTTCCGTCACCAATTAGATCCCATGTTTTGTGACACTCTAGATTAATATTTTCAACATTAGGATCAAATGAAATTTCTTTACGACCAGCTTCGTCAGAAAAGTCAAAAGAACAACCGCAAGAATACTTAAATTGTTTCATACTAAAGTAGCTTCATTCCTAAAAGCATTTTTAAATTTAATTTTTTCCGATAGCGTTCTATGAAGTTTCAAGAAACGTATCATAAGATTTGCTGTATCCTTAACATCTTTTAAAGCATCGTGAGCATTTGTTTTGTCTATACCAAAATACTCTCTAATTGTGTCAAGACTCAAACTTTTTACATCGTTGTTACTTTCAAACCAATAATAAACAAGATTAATAACATCTAGAACATCTCTAGGATAAAACAAATCTGTTTTACCTTCCTTGTTAATATTCTTGTATTTATTGCTTAATCTATCAACAATAACAAGATCAAATCTATTTATGTTGTAGCCAGCAGCAATAGGAGCACTAAATTGACTTTTTTTAGTTGTTCTTGTATGATATTTATCTAAATAGTCAACAAACATTGTCCATGCTTGATTTTGTTTTGGATACTGTTTCCAAGCATTGAGTATATCGTCTTTTGAACACGATCTAACTTTAGCATGAAAATCTAATATATCGGTTGTATATACATAGTTTTCATTTTCTTCAATAACCTCTGGTTTAAAATTCATATTGAATTCTGATCCTTTAATAATTTCTAAATTAATAGGATCAACCATAATAGCAGCTATCTGGACCGGACTACATACCCTTGGATCGGATCCGTCCGTCTCCATATCAAAAACACAAATTTTATTTTTATTGATCATCTACTACCACTTCGTCTAAAGGTTTTACCTGAATTTTTTGTTGGGCATTATCAACACCACAAGCGTTGATACTTCTGCAACAACTTACTCTTTTTTCTTCTGTCTTTTTGTATTTAACTCCATTCAAAGTAAATTCATCATTAACAGCTAGATCTTTAAATTGTTTTGTAGCCATAAATCATATTCCTTGTTTAAGTAAATTTGCTATACTCATAACCTTATCCAACAAGGCTATACCTAGTATATCAAATTTTATTACCCCAATAGCCTCTAAATCTTGCATTTCCATTCCCGCTATTGATTGATCGTTTTTTCCATCATAAACCATCGGACATATTTCATGAAGAGGAATAGAACTCATCGCTATTCCAGCGGCGTGTTTTGACTGATTTGTTTTTGTTCCTTCTAATCTAATAGCCTGTTCAAATCTTTTGGCAAGCGGACCCTGTAATTCATTGTTTTCGTCTACATAACACCACTCTTTGAGTTGCTCAGAATGGTTTTCTAACGCCCAACGAATAATAGATGCTTCTCCAGTTTCTTCTTTCATTTCTTGTAATTCATCCGAAATTTTGGCTTCGTCAGGAATATGCTTTGTGATTTTATTCATTTCTTCGAATGTAATATTACCATATACTCTTAATACATCCTTAAGAGCACCTCTGCCTTTCATAGTATTAAATGTAATCATTTGAGAAACGTTTTCTTGACCATATTTGTTTTTGATATAAGCAATAACATCTTCGCGTTTTAAAATTGGTACGTCAACATCAATATCTGGCAAAGATACCCTATCTTTTGTGTTACGACCAGCAGAATAAAATCTTTCAAAAATTAAATTATATGACAACGGATCAATGCTTGTTATACCAATAAGATATGAAACTAAACACCCTGCTGCTGAACCTCGTCCTGGCCCAGCCAACCAATTATTTTGTTTAACAAAATTTACAATGTCTTGAACTATCAAAAAGTAACTACTTAAACCAGCCCCTTGTAAAACCTCTAATTCTTGCTTAATCCTTTCAACATATGATGGTTGTTGATCCACAGGAACTTTTGGTGCAATTTTTTCTCTCCAGCCTTTTCTGCATAATTCTCTTAAATATTCATCAGGATTCAAATTATTTGGACATGAATAAGTAGGCAGATTTGGTTTGCTTAAAATATCATAATCTTCTATCATAGATGCTACATAATTTGTATTATCGATTTCTTCTTGCGTATGAAGCTCTTTCATTTCATCATAAGATAATATATGATAATTATCTGACAAAAAGAAACACCCTAATGGAACATCTTCATTATTGCTGATTTTTCTACTTATTTCTGGAAAGGTTGTTTTTAAATTATTACATAATAAGACTCTTTGATCTACAGCATCTTCTTTTCTGCAATAATGTGCATCTGGAGTGCAAATAACTTTTGTATCTGTTGACTTACCCAAATATCTTATGCAGTCTGTTAGCTGTGTTTGAATGGTAAGATTTTTATGATCCATTAATTGGGCTTCTAAAAAGACATTTTCTTTACCAAAGATTTTATGAATTTTTTCAATAGTCTCTTTGCCACGCTCTTTCCAATCTTGTCTTATCGTTGTATAGTTATCTATTAGGGCATCTGCTAGTGTTGATCCTAAGTGACCAATAATAGCAATTAAATTACCATCTATAAATTTAGATAATGTTTTAAGATCTAGTCTTGGCTTATGATAAAAGTGCTCGGCCCTATTGGATTCTGAAACTAACTTGATAAGCTGTTTCCATCCTTTATAATTCTTTGCCAAAACGATAAAATGGCTTAGATCTTTATTTTCTTTAGTTTTATTTTTAGGATCATCAGCACAGATATATAATTCACACCCTAGAATGGGTTTGATCCCAGCTTTTTTCATCTCGCTATAAAATTTCACAGATCCGGCTATATTTCCGTGGTCTGTTAATGCGCAATTTTTTACACCTATTTCTTTACAACGCTCTGCAATTTGAGAGGGTTTGCTTAGACCATCCAATAAAGAATAAGTAGAGTGACAATGTAGAACAGAATAACTCATTCAACGCTTCCAGGTGCTTTGTACTTACCAACAGTATAGCCTGTGGATGTGTATTCGTCAACCACAGAGTTTATACCTTTTAGTTCGATATCATGTTTTATCTGTTCGCACTTGGTCATGTAATTACCTTTTGAGCAAACCTGACCGTCTCTGTATTCAAGTATTGGTAATATGTTAGAATTTTCAAAAGTTGTTTTACCAAAGTGGCACAACTTATTGCATTTCCATGATTTATTAAGAATGGGTTTTTTACACTTTTTAATAGTTTCAAATTTCTTTCTAAGAATATCTTCAGTATCTGGTAAGTCAGTTTTGTCAAAACATATACTGAATGCCCCACCATCATTAATAAAATTGATCGTAGCCATTATATGATCATATTCAGGATACAACTTGCTCATTGCATAATGATATATTTTTAATTGTGGATCTTTATATAATTTGGCTAAAGTTTTTTCTTGCCCAGTTGCCCAATCTAATCTTCTTCCAGTTTTCCAATCCACCATTTCTAGTGTGGAATCATTAACCTTAGTAATAAGATCAATGGTTCCTTTTATGGCCAAATTTCCCTCTAATATTCCATCTTTAGTTTCATATTTATAGTAAGCCCATGGCTTATCGATCATAATATCAAAATGTTGCTCTGGTTGGACTATTTCTCTGGAGCGTGGATCAAACGCCCCATTGTGGTCTGTTATCGCTTTATGCACCCAGGCGTGGCAATCTTTATAATCTTTGATTTCCCACTCGTGGTGTTTAAACTGGGCGATATAGTATTTGTATACTTTTTCAATTATAGTATTCAAATTATAAGATTTGACATTAATTGGTCCTAAAATATCATCAATATATTCTGGTTCATTATTTTGTTGTGATAATTTTATTCCGGCTAAAATTTCTAATACTTTATGACAAATAGTTCCTTTGTCAGCCTTTTTGTTTGATGGACTACGCCAGCCAAGCACATACTCCAAAAAATATTGCTGTTCACACATTGAATGTGTGCCATATGAACTGCTTCTAATATATGTAATAATTATGATAGCACCTTTTTATCTTTTAGAAAATTATATATGATTTGATTTTGTTCGTCAATAGAAATATTACAATTATCAATGACAAGATCAAAATTATTCTCATTATAATTTATTGGATCTAATGCTGTTTCACTAGCGTGTGTTGAGTCGAAAGGATTTCTTTTTAATTTAATTACTAATCCACCAGCTTTTTTGACAACATCAACCTCATTAGGAAATCTACAATCGGCTATGATAGCTAATGGCGGCTGTTCTAAATTAATTTTATTTATTGTTGCACCGGCCCAAACATCGTGTTTCATTTTTCTGAATAAATCAGTTCCAACAAATTGCATAACTTCTCTGGCCGTTAATCGCTGGCCTTCCCACACAATGTCTGTAAGAGTATTTTTGTCGATATCCTCTCCATAACATTGTTCATATGTTAGTCCTAATATATTCATGCAAATATCCTTTTTTAAAGGGTCTGCAAAATTATATATTTTAGCAATATTAACATTATTTATTGTTTCAAATAGTCTTTTATATAGTTGATTATTGAATTTGGTTTTTACATATTCCGAACACGTTGTTTTTCCAGACTGTTTGCGTCCTGCAAATGCTATTATCTTGGTCATATAATGCTTTCTATATAATCATATATCTGAGTTTTGATTTCTTCTGGAGTCATTTCTCCAACATCATTTTTTGTTATTTGTGGAATAAATACTCTATAAGTATTTTGACACTTACTTTTAATCTGTTCGGATGCTTTCTTGCCAGCATCATCATTATCTGTAAGTATGATAAGATTCATACAGCCAGAAGAATCTAATAAAATCTTTTGTCTATCACTTAGCGAAGAACCAAATATAGCAACACTATTGTGTATTCCGTTTTCTTCTAAACGCCATACGTTGCCAGGACTTTCAACTATTATTGCTGTGTGTGTTTTAAGTATATGGTCTTTAGCAAACCAAAAGTTGTATAAATAATTTTGACTCTTGAAATCTGCGCTATGTTTCCATTTTGAGAATATCCATCGCTTATCCTCTTCTGGACAATCTTTACTATTATCATGATAAGATGAACACTTTGCACATTTTTCAAAAATACTTCGCCCAGTACATCCTACCATATACTTATAATCGTTGTCATATATAGGAACAACAACTCTATTATACATAGGTTTATCAGGATTCGAACATAATCCAACATCATATTTATTTAAAATATCTGATGTATAATTTCTATCAATATAATATTGTGCGGGTATTTGGATGCTTCTAACGATTTGATGTCGGCTGATTTTTTGTACAACATCTTGTTCTGGTTTATTAATATAATTAACTAGATTAGCAAAGTTCTTTTTATCTCTATCAACTCTAGATATTTTGATCTTACTAAAGTCCTTTTTTAAGAACTTGGTAGCATAATCTAGAGCTTCTTGAAAAGAACATCCTTGATCGCCATCTTTTGTCCAACCATATTTTCTATTAGAAATGATTCCTCTAATAAAACCAATTATAGATGGCTTAAAAATCTTTTCACAATTATGTGTGCGACATACCCAGTTGCCTCTATAATTTTCGCCTTCTGGATATATATTTAATGCTCCAAAGTTATCTCCATCATGAATGGGACAACTCATGTTTATTAACTTATAGTTCATTTTATATTCAAGCTCAAAACTATCTAGCAATTGTTCTATGTTATCACATAGTTCATCGCAGACTATTTTCAGCTTATCTTGATCAAACGAACGGTATTTCTTCATCGTTGTGTTCATCAACTATAAATCCTTCATCACTATTATTATGGTTTAAAAGTTCCAATCTGGTTTTACCTTCTGTAATTTTGGCACACCAACCTTTCATGTGACAATTAATATAATCATTGTCATCTAGTCCTCCACCGTGGCGACTTACTAATGGTAATAATTTACGATTACCGTTTTTAGATCCATCTTCTGCTATTTCCTCGTCTGTTTTACGTTTAAAAATAGTGAAATTACTACATAACCATATGATTCTATCCGATCCGCTTGCTGTGTCTGTACTTTCTTTAGTGATACCATCACGATTTAATTGGACAAAAGCCAGTATTGGAATTTGATATCTAACAGCAAAATTGTGTAATGCTGTCATCATGAATCCTAATACCTGATATTCTTTCATATCTTGACTAATGCCAGTACTATCCATAAGCTTAATATAGTCATATACTATCAAACAAGGCTTGGCTGTTCCATCATCATTAAGTCCTACTTCTTTAACTAACCATCTTCTCATTAGCGCTAATTGTTCTTCAAAAGATTTACCAGCTATAGTTTTATAAAACAGTGGGGTCTCTTTTAGATCTGATGAGGCTTTATGTAGTTTTTCATTTTGATCTGGTAAACTTGCAAATTTACCAGTTTCTATAGACGATATTTCTGTTTCTGTCATCATAGCCAAAACTCTATTAAGATGGTCCTTAACATTCATTTCAGTATCCATATTCAACACTGGAATTTTATGTTTATTAGCTATATGAAATCCTATATTATCTGCTAATAAGGTTTTTCCCGTCTTGGGTCTTGCGGCAATAACATTAACCGTTCCTTTTCTGAAGCCTCCACCAATTGCTTGGTCATAAACCGGGAAGCCTGTAGGAATACCAACTTGATCAATAGGGTTATTTACAAGATCATCCAAATAAGCATCAACATCTTTGCCAATATGAATAGGATTATTATCTGTATCATTTAATAGAGAGGAGAAGTTAAAAACAGTATCTTCTGCAATCCCCAATATGGATGTTATAGACTCACTACCATTAATTTCTAATAATTTATCTTGTGCTAATTCTAATTGAGTGCGTAGTAATCTGGCTATTTCTAGCTTGCGAATTTTTGCTGCAAATTTTCTAACATTTTCAAGACTTACTGGAAAATCTATAATGGCCTTTAGATGTTGTGCTTCTTCTTTTTTGGATAATAAATGTGAGACAGAGAGTTCCTGTGCCACAGAATAGATAGAAGCAATATCTATCTTTGGTTTGTTCTCATTCTCACACAATCTTTTTAAGCATTTAAAGATTATGGAATTGCTATCAATACTAAATGTAGACTCTTGAATTATATCGGCAATATCTAAATACGCCTCTTCACCATAAATACATATTCCGGCTAGGACTGCTCTTTCAGATGCTGGATCACACAAAATCATAATTTTTCAACCTGGGGATGCTGCACACTTATTACATTTATATCTGTTCTTTGAATCGAGCAAGGCGGGATTTACTGTGTCGTTTTTACCGCATACTCGACATACAACATCCACTTCCTGATATGTTCTATTTCTTTGAGTTGGTGGAAATTTTCTTAGCTTACGATCAATTTCTATATCTTCCTGATGCATAGATGATTCACGCATCGAGAGAAATTTATTAGGGATCTTTTCTCTAGACTTTACAGATATTTTTTTAGAATTAGTTTTAATTGATGAGACTTTTACTGGCTGATTATCAAAATCTTCCTCAGCACCATTGTCCGCTACTTCTTGATTTGTTGATTCATTATCTTGTGCTGGTTCGGATTTTTCTACTAATTTTTGTAACAAAGTTAATAGTTGTTTAAAATCATTAGGATCAATTTCCATTTTTCACCTTATTTTTTTGTATGGATAATATAATATCTGATAGGTTTTTTATTCCATTAGCAAGATAATTTAATCTATCGCTTCTTTGTTTAGCATATTTTTTTATGTTGTTTAGAGCATTAGCCTTTTCATTATGCTTAATAGCCTGATATGCTTTTTCCACATATCCATATCCTTTATAATTATTGATATCATCAGCTATGCACTCTTTAATATTTTCGTCGGCCCAGTTGTATCTGGCAACTTCTCTATTTACAGTTCTTTGTAAATGAAAAGCAAATTGGCCAAGTCTGTATGCTATTTGACCGCAATCTTCTGGAGTTAATTTTTCCAATTCATCACGACTCATTACTAAATATTTATTCAATTCTTCAGAGTTTAAAGCATCAGACACATAACCAGATAATCCTGAATTATTTTCGTATTCATCTAAAATGGTATCCCAATGATTCAACTCGTCTTTGGCTGACTTATTCATTAATTAACCTTTCTTCCCATTCTGTTGTTTTTTCATCATAAGGCAACACCACATATCTAATACCATTATTACTGCACCATTCAGCTTTTTCTCTATCTCTTTTCTGAGATTTTAAAAATCCTAATATATTATTATGATAAAATTGCACAAACTTATAGTGTTGTTCTCCATGAACTTCAACACACATTTTTTTCAGAGGTAGATAAAAATCTAAATATAATGTTTCTGATTTCCTTAATGGTATTGGAACTTCTTCAAGTAATTGTAGGGTTGGAAATACTGTGCTTAATAATTCTCTAGCCTGTAGATGCAGACTTGATCTATTATTAATTTTACCCTTCGCCATATTACCTGTTAAATGCCAATTATGACTATTCCCATCAAGATCTTTTATTTGCATTTGATTCCCATAGTCTCCTTAATAGAAGACACTAAATCCTCATAAGCTTTTGGATTTTCAAGTAGATACTGTCGTACTTTTTCTGTGCCTTGAAATTTTGGCTTATCTTCAATAGCGGTAAGAGTATACCAAGCACCACCTTTATGAATTAAACCTATATCAGAGGCTAAACAAATAGCTTCCATATATTTATCAATACCTTGACCATATCTAATATAACTAGTAATTTGTCCACCAGGAGGGCCAAGAGACGAACAAACAACTTGCCATTCAATTTCTTGACCTATCTGATTACTATCAGCACTTAAAACCCACGGCTTAAAAGTTTTTGCCCTTATCTTAATATCTGTTTGATAAGCAATTGCTTGTCCGCTTTTTTCTTTAAATTCTGCACCATATCCCGTGGGGTTACCCATTAAATGCGTAATACCAATCACTATGTTTTTGTTAACGGGAATAACATTAGCAACTTTTCTACAAAATTTTGCCAACAATTTAGCCCCATCTGCTCTTTGCATTTTATCCATATCGCTTGTTATTTCAGCTTCTGTACATAGTGCAGAATACGAATCGATAATCATCACACTTCCTGGAACTTCATTAATAATTTTTTCAGCAATCTGTAGATATTCTTCTGCATGTAATATTTTCCCTTGTTGACTACCTATTACATGAAAACGAGACAGATCAAGTCCTGGTATTCCTTCTAAGTCTCTTTTTTTCAATCTACCTTCGATGTTTAGGTAATACACTTCTCGTGGTGACTTTAATGCCCCCTGATATTCTGGTCGTTGTGCAGTTGCCGCAAAATCCAAAGATGTTGTGGTTTTGCCGCATTTGGGCTGACCAGTTAGTACAACAAAACTACCTTCTGGAACACCACCATTTAAAACAATATCTAGTGATGGACTAAGCGGTATTGTTAAAACCTTTTTATCCACAATAGAATTTCCGGATAATATTATGTCTTCTCCGAATGTTTTGGCCACATCTTCTTTAATGCTACTCATTATCTAATTCCTTTAATTTTGATAGAATGCTTTTTTTGGTTTGTGTATTGGAAAATGTTTTTTCAACTTTTCTGTCTGGATTAAGAGAAAAATTAGTATTCTGTGATTCCAAAATTTTCGCCTGTTCCTCTATAATAGCTATTAGGTGAGGCGCTCGTAAGGAATAGATTTTTTTGGCTTTATCGCTTTTGAGAGCTTTTACAATAGCTTCTGGATCATATTGCTTAACAAGCTTATTAGCAGATGCTATCTGATTTCTGTAATAAGAAGCCCACTTTTTACTTACCCAAAATCTATAATGTAAATCTTCTTTCTGTTGTTTCGCTTTATTTTCACAGATAATTTCTGTTATATATTGAGCAGCAGAAACAGATTTTCCATTAGAATACCTGGATGGATATTTATCAGCCATTTGGTCTATAGATATTTTTATTATTGTTTCGTGTTGAAATGCGTTTACGAGCCTCGTCCACTTGTTGTGATGCGGCCTCTGTCATTATAGCAACAGAATTAGTTTTTTTAACTGCTGTTTCGTTGATTAATAAACTTTTTGGTTTTTTCTTTGTGCCAACTGGTTCAGAACCACTAGGAACAATATTGTCTTTGTTTATGTGCTGGTTTTTCTCTAAAATATTCTGAATACTGTTTTCTGGTAGTTTTAATTCTTTAGATATTGATGCAATATCAAACCCTTGATATGATAACCATTGTATTGCGTATTTTTCAACTTTGGAAGTTCTAGGCATCACTCACCCTCTCTTTCTGCATTATGTAGCCATGCTGTATTTTTAGTCTTAAGAAAATTTGTATATAGCTCAAATACTTGTGGATTTACATTCTTAAATCTATTTTCACTTCTAACAGTATTATCTAAAAAGCTCTTTGTTTTGTCTAGACCGTATACTGATGTTGGATCATATAATTTATTACTTAATGATAATCTTATACAATATCTTACAGTATTATCATCTCTAATAATCTTTTTAGCATAGACCTTATCTGATTCTTGATTTAATCGTGGTAGTTGATTATCATCAAAAAAATCTTCACTACCTGATATAGTATAATATTCAGTTGATCCTACGGCCTTAACATTGGTTGGTTTGGAAAAAATAAAATCATTCATTTTAATCCTCTTCTTTTCTTTTTGGTTTTACCATCAGTCCAAACTGGTTTTGGTGGTTTCTTTTTATATGACATACCCTTTGGTAATTCTTTAGTTTCTAGTTTATCGTCTTTGTAAGAATTATGCTTAATATATAATTCTTGTTTTTGGTCGGTACTCATGCGTTCAGTGTTTCTCATTGCCAAGTCGCCCAGTGTTTTCGCTATCAGCTTTTTTAACAGAAGGGCATATGCTGATTAAGTCTGTTTCATAATCTCTTTCGGTTTTTGACGATTTGCAATGAATGCATTGTGGATTAGATTCATAGCTAGAGATATTGAAAAATAGTTCAAATCTCTGATCGCAACGACCGCAATAGTAAGAATAAGTTGGCATTATTTAAAATATGATTGTGGAAGATATGTTATCCATTCATTGGGTATATCTTCTTTCATTTTAGATATAAGATGAGCTATTGGCAAGTATTTATTATTTTTAGTAGGCGCTATTGGCAAATTTTTTAATGGCATATTAGCTTGCTTTGGCGTTCTGTTGCCCTTTTTTCTATTGCACTTGATACAAGCCGTTACTATATTGGTCCAAGTGGTTGCTGATTGCTTATCATGTTTCAATGAAGATTTGGGAACAACATGATCATAAGTTAATTCATTATGAATAAATTTTGATCCACAATATTGACAAGTATAATCGTCTCTAATAAATATGTTTTTTCTAGAGAATATTATTTTATTAATGCTTTGTTGATGGAAAAATCTTTTAGTTTTAGCAATAACTGGTATTGGTATTTTTCTGTCACCAGAACATTGTATAAAATCATCTTTATAAAAATCAAGAATTTCTATGCCATACTTTTTATTATTAGCATATTTTATATTCCATACAATAGCTTTCTTCCAATCAATAATATGTAATGGAGTATAATCAGCATTTAATAATAAGCATTTATTATTTCTGGTCTCTATGATCTTCATAAGATTCTAATCTTGATATTATCTTTCCAATGATTGGATGTCTAACTATATCTTCATTTGTTAATTTAGAAATTCCTATACCCTCTATGCCATTCAAAGCCTCCATCATAGCAAAAAATCCACCCTGTAAATGTCTGGCTAAGTCTGACTGAGATGTGTCTCCTGTTAATACCATTTTACTATTATTGCCGATACGTGTTAATAACATTTTTAATTGATCATATGATGCATTTTGACATTCATCAGCAACAATAAAACAATTATGGAAATTACGCCCTCTCATAAAACCTAGTGGCACAATTTCTATCTTATTATTCAGCTTTAAACTAGCATTTTGGGCTGGTGAAACGAAATGATTAATTTCATCTTCTATTGGTAATAGATATGGAAATAATTTTTCTTCATACTTACCGGGCAAATACCCGATTTTTTCACCCGCTTCAACTACTGGTCGTGTTATAATAATTTTTCTAACTTTTTCATCAAATAAATATTCTAAAGCTAACCCTACCGCACAGTGAGTTTTACCACTACCAGCAGATCCTTGACAAAAAGTTATTACGTTTTCAGCAATAGATCTAATGTATTCTTTTTGATTGTCGCTCCTTGGCTTTAAGCTATTTCTAATTCCTGTTAAATTTTCAGTTGTTTTAATGCTGTTCGTTAAATCTATAGATTCTCTTTTCTTTTTTGCATTTTTATTTTTTCTCAATGGTGTCCCTCTCTATTTTGGGGTGAAAAACTATATTATAATACACCCTATAAAGTTTTTATTGAGATTTGTTTATAGTAGACAGGCTCCACCAGCGCAACTAATTTCTTCTATTCCTACAGTATTGTCTTCCTGTTCTAAGAGTTGAGTGTAATCTACCTTTTTAAAACTACTAAATAGATCACAATAAATTTTCCAATTGTAAACATCTTTCATGCAGTATGTTAATCGTCTAATATCGCCGTCAAAATATTTGCCAGCAAAATTTTTCATTTTAGTTACGAACAACAATTTATCTTGACTATCATCAGACTTTGCTTGATTCATACTAACATAATCACACGCTGCCCATAAATTATTATTAAATGCATTAAGGCCAAGCTCTATTAATCCAGAACACCACAATGCCGCATCTCCATATTCTTTAACAATTTCTCTGCTAGTATAAACTGTTGTAAATGGTGCTTGAGGATAATCTTTATCTCCACTTTGAGGTATTAAACTAATACCAGCAAAATATTTTCTGTTGTCATAAATAAACTTGGTAACTTCTTTCCACTCGTCTGGTTTCACTGTTACTGTATTGCTAACATTATGACTTAAATATTCTTGTGTACATAATCCTTTATTCTTTCCGGATTGTACCCAGTGTTTTTGAGTATCTTTAACAATACTTAACATTTCTACTGCTGGTAATTGATTCTTTAGTTTGGCTCCGTCAGGAACTTCTATTGGAAATTTAATCACCTCGTCTGTATTGTTGGCCGACCAACTGGATTTTTCACAGGCTTGTGGGTTTAGTTTTTTAAAGTGCTGATATGGTGCTTCTAAAATATTGGCCTGTACGTGTCTTATATATCGTTTAGCGTGATGAGGATGAATGCCAGAACTGGTTCCAAGCATACTACTACTGGTTCCTTCTGGTTTTAAACAGGTTACTCTTGCCGCTTGATTAATTTGAATTTTTTTGGCCAATTCTTTATTGGTTTCTACCGCAATTTTAGCACCCTTGGTTAAGACTTTTTCTGTTAATACCAAATCGTGCTTTTCCATGGTGCCAGTTAAGGATACGCCTAATAAGGCTTCTCTATCAAAAATTCTCTCACTAATCTCCCCCAAATAATCCAATTCAGTAAAACCAGCTTGCAAAGTACCAATAATAGCAGCCGCTTTGCATCTTTCATAAAAATCATCCTCGTCTGTTACACTAGAACAATTAATTGTAGATAGATTACACCCTTGCCAGCCACTTTTACCACTTTGTTCATCAATGGGCCACATGCCAATTTCAACACAAGGATTAAAAATCATTTCTGTTGATTCGCTCCAAATAAATCCTGGCTCACCAAATTCTTTGACACTCTCCATTAAAGCTTCAAATTGTTCAAATGATGTATCGTTTTTTAATAATAGAGCCGAATTATTGCTTCGTGCTCTTTGTGGATTATCAATAAACCAATTACCTGTTTTGGCTTTGGCCATTTCTTCATCATCGGCACTAAATAGTGCCAAACTTGCTGATCGTCTTACGCCACCACTCAATACAGCATCACTACTATGCATAACAATATCATAAGCATCAACTGGTCGTAGTTTCTTTTGTCCATTGGCTATACAACGATCCAACAATGCTCTTATTTTTTCAAGACCGTTGGCTAATGGTTCATAGCCAGGAGCCTTACCAACTCCACTAGCTAAAGATGAACCCTTTGGTCTAATATTAGAATAATCAAAAGCGATACGACAGTTTTTATATTGTTTGAATTCTTCTACTGGCTTACTAAAATAGCTACTTAATAAAACCCCTAAAGCATCTGCCCAACCCTCAATACTATCATCAATAACATATTTGGTGCATAGGTCATTTTCTGGATTATGCTCTAAGTTTGGTAATTTAGCAACGTGGTGTTTTTGTACGCTGAATCCTGTGCCACTACCACACAATAGTAGCCAGAAACACTCTTGGAAAAATCTTAATCTGTCACAATAAGAACTTGTGCAATTATAAATTTTAGCGTGTCTTTTAAGAATGGGTTCTCCACCAAATTGTAGTGCTCTTTGACTACCGAGAACTTTCTTTTTATACATCATATCATATGCCCAATCAACATCTTCTGCTACGCCATATTGATCGTATCTGGTATGCATCATATTACGCACTCTTTCAACAGCTTCCTTCCAAGTTTCACGACGTTGTTTATCCTCTAACCAACGAGCGTATTTGCTAACGAAAGTATAATTTTGAAGCTCTTGAAGTGCAGACATATTATCTCCTATACAAAATTGAAAGTAAACCTAGAATTACTAATGTTTTAAAAGTGATCTCTTGCATTTTTGAATCTTGTGTGCAAAAAACATGTAGTAAAAAGAATAAAAGTGCTATATAAAATCCGGTTTTATAACTCATTATACACCAGTTAATTGTTTCAGCCAAGTAAGATCAGGATCAACATAAATAATTTTTATTCCACTCATAGACACGAAAGTATCAAATCTTTTTTTAGCATCAGTGTCAAATAAATGAGTACCATGATCTTGTGACATTATAACTGTTTTTATACCTTCTTGCCATAAGGCCATAATACAATCATTACAACTTTGGCCCGTAACATATGCTATTCCATCGTCAGGACGAACAACACAATTAGATAATGCATTTCTTTCAGCATGAATCATCCACGGATATTTTTCTGGTCTTGTATTAGGTAATAATTGATCGTCTAATCCGTGAGGAAAACCATTATACCCAACACCTAATATTCTATGATTTTTATCCGTAATTACACAGCCGTGCTGTGTTTGAATATCATGGCTGCGTTGAGAAACAACCTTTGCCAAGCCTAGAAAATAATTCGTCCACGATGGTCTCATGGATCTATTATAACGAAAAGATGGGTGTGGTCAAGAATTATTTTGTTGTGAGCTTATTATACAGAACTAGCGATAATACGCTACCAGCAACACCCATAAGGACTCCTGCTGGAGAAACAGCATCATAGGTGCCTAATAAATACAGTACGGCGCCGCCCATGTATGAGCCAGCAACACCTAGTGCTACTGTTTTAACAAACCCAAAATTTTCTTCACCAGGAACTATGCTTTTAGCAATAGATCCAACGAATAGGCCGTATACACACCACACTAAAATATTAAACATTTGATGCCTCCACTAGAGTAACAACTTCATCATCCGTGAGATTAGCTCCTGTATCTAAAATACCATTAAGTAATTGTAGACCATATTTTTCATAGTCTGCTTTTGGTAATTCTCTTCTTAAGATTCGTTTTATTCTGAGTTTAGTAAACATTCCGCGACGAGTACTATACTCTTTAATTTCTGAACCATAAAGATTATATTTGTCTTGAGTGGTATAATTTCCGGTTAATTTATTTTTATTGCATTCTTGTAATACTCTGATGACTGTTAATATAATACTAATCATCATTAAAATAGCAATAACACTACCAAATTTTTCTTCTTCTGGCACACCGGCCTTGCTTAAAACTTTTGAAGCTATTGCTTTTAATTGTTCTTCATTATTCATTTTTTAATTACTCTACATCCATTAGGGCCGCACATTATTGATGTTGGGCCACTTTTAATTACACCAACAGATGACGGTTTACCTTGTTCTGGTTCGCAATATCCACAGTCTACCATTTTTATACCATCACCACTTAAATATTTACCAGTACCTTTACATACTGGACAATTTTTTCTTTCATATTTTTTATCAGGCATTTCTATATGAGTAGATTTTATAATGCCTCCAGATAATACTACAGCTGCTGTTGTTGATCCTTTATATGGAGACGATCCAAAGATTATCGTAGCAATTAGTAATAAACCAAATACCTTATTCATTTGTTTACCCTTGGAAAAATTCTTTTTCTTTTTGGTTTGGGTTTAGGATCATCATCAGCTTCTGTATTAGATGGCATAAGTAATTTCAGTACCGCTAATATAAAAGTTAACAACATACTGATCAATCGTTGCAATGCAATCTTATCTAATATTCTCATAATACACCTTATAAGTAATCAAAGCCGTAATCTGGTAATTTTTGTACAGGAAATCCGTTAAAATTACTAAAGGCATATGTTCCATTTTGTTTAATCATGCCTTCCGCAACATCGCTATGAATTAAGAAAGAGCCGTCGGGGATCGGTCCCCAGGCTGGATGACCACCATCATTCCATTTGCCCCAGCTATTCTGCACTAAGAATGATGTGTCTCCATTAGTATCGTCACAAGCTATCCAAGCCATACAATGAGCCCAGCTACCGCTAGTTCTAGCAAATCCTTTACTATCTCTTTTATTACTAAAACCATAATTAGAACATACTGCTATTCCATAACCATTCGCTAAGGCATCTCGCGCTTCTTCAACAGTTTTAATTAATGATACTGTTTTAATTTGATGGTCGTTAGCAAGATCTAAAACTTTGTCCGGTACGCCTCTGCCACCCCACCCTGCACCAAGCATTCCATCATATTTACTTAGGTCAACAACTCCCTTATAGTTTTTGCGAACCAGAATTCCACCAATCTTGTTAACAAATTCAGCCGCCTTACTACCTGTCATACCCTGACCACTCCAGCCACGAGCACCATAAATAGCTTCTGTAGCGCCCCTAGCTATCCAACTTTCTTTTTCACCCAGTATATCGATCTCTACTGCTCTACTAACATCACAAGCATTTCTTGTTCCATGGCTTACGCAATCACCAGTAATTTGTCGTTCTTCATAAGGCTTCTTATCAAACTTTAATACGCTTTTGTATGGCGTTGATAATTTACCTTTGCCACTATCTGTAATTCTAGAACTAGCATCACCAAAGAGTGGATATTTTAAAATTTCCATCAAGTGATCAAATTCTAGCTGATTCCATATGGCTCCTTGAAAGCCTTGTCTATAATTGTTATAAAGATCTGCTGGTGATAAACGAGCCATTTATTTTGCTCCTTGTAAACAAGCCCATGCTAATGCTTTAAAACCTTCTGATGCTTGAACTCGTGATTCTTTATTTAGTGCAACACTATCATCGCCAACAGCTTCAACCATAACAGCCTTGCAAGCTTCTGCTAATTTAGGATATTTATTTTTCATATCTAACTTTAGCATAGTACCCGCTAGCTTGTTTGCTTGTCTAATTTCTTCTGTATTTTTAATAACCTCGTCCTCACCATCTAAGGATACAAGAGTTGCCAAATCTACATATAAACTAGCTAATCTTTTACCATCAATTTTACGATCAACATCACCATCTTTTAAAACCTCAACCACCTCATCGGCTTTGGCTCTTAATCCTTCTCTGGTTGGTGCTGATAACTCTTCAATCTCAATCACAACAGGTTTTGGACGATTGACCAATAATCCAAGATCTGGCTTAAAGAATCCAATCACAATTAATAATCCACCTAGTGATAGTAATAATGTTTTAGTATTCATTTTGTCTCCTTATCTCCACAAACCACAGGACTTAAATATGGAAACATTTGATCTGCAACTTCTACAGCTTTACTGCATCCACATTCGGCAGCCAAATCTCTCGTTTGTTTCCAGCTCACAATGAGTTTGAAAAATATATCTTCCTTAGTTGTAACCACAGGTTTTACTGATGGAACAACAACAGCAACTGGAGTTACTGGCTTTAGTGGAGATACATTCTTAAATTTTTCTATTAATCCACCCAAAAATGTTTGAACAGGGCTTAGTTTATCCTTAAATAATACCCATAGCACTAAGCCGACACCGGCATATAGGGCCAAATCCATTGGTCCAACTTTGCTAGCAAATTCTTCAAAAGTCTCTGTGTAATTCATAGTCCAGCCTCTCTTTTAATAAAAACGCCCGTATTTCTGAAAATTGTAACCGTAGCATCAATAGTAGCGCTCACCATGATCATGAGGATATTTTTGATGTACTTATGTATTATAGGCTCAACAAGGTTAGGAACAAAAGGAACATCGATTATTAAAAATACTTTATCATAAAAACTATTTAATAATTCTAACGCTAAAGCTTTTTTATCTGGATTGCTTAGATCGTTACCTATAGCCTCTATAATCTGTACGACACTAGCTGTTGTTAATTGTAAAAGTTTCCACGCTTCGCCAAGAGCAAAACGCTTAACTTCATTTACTCTTTCTTTTGTGCTGACTATTAGTTTTTCTACTTCTGCTCTTATTAGTTCTTGGCTTGACATCTTTTTTTACCTCTTTTTCTATAACAGCTGGTTGCTCTATCAATTTATTTGACTCAGTTTGATTACTCCACCAAATTTTCTTAATTTCATTACGACCCTTAACATATCTAAATAATACAGTTAATTGACCAATAATTAGTATTAAGGCTTCTAGTCCTCGACTAGTTTCTTGAATCAGATCTTCTTTCTGAGAATTTTCACTAATTAATCCTAATAAGTATGCGCCACTAAATAAGAAACTTACTAGGGTAAACCAAAATTCACTAGTTTTGTATCCTGGTTTAATCATATTTATATACACTTTCTTATTATAAAATATTGATTTTGCCAACAAGCTGAGATTTTGATTGATTTTCGTCGAAACCACAACCAAGATGAATATTCGGAGTATTATTGGCAATATCAGTCTGTTGCGTGTTCGTTTGTTGAATACTAACAATATTAAAATTAGTGTCGAGTGTTGGAATTCCTTCGCTTTCGCCAGGATTTATTTCTTCATACCCAAAATCTACTAAATTTTTTAAAGTTAATTGGCTTAGTACTCTAGTTTCTCCAGGATTTGGAGCTGAACCAACCATTAATTCATTTAATACGCCAGGATAATTGGGTTTTTCTGTTGATGGTGAGAAATATCTAGATTGATTTTCCCAATGAGAGTTAACAGTGCCTGATCCTCCAGTTATTTCTAATGGTATATTAATTGGTTGATATAAATAGCTAGATAATCCTGTGATACTATTATATGCCATTTGTGTTTGCTCATATGCTGTTCCATTTAAAAATCCACAGGATGTATTATAAGTATTTTGTGGACATATTGTTGGCGATGGTGGATATATATTCCAAAACACCCCAACTCCTAAAGCGTGTAATAACTCATGACTAATAATATCTATCCAATTAGAAATATTATATCTATTTAGATAAAATAAATTAATATATACTGAATAACTAATAGTATTAATTTTTATAGGATTAGAATTACTAAGACTTACATAAGAATTTGGTGCTGCTTTAGCAACGTATAACGCAGATTCTGCATACTCAAAATTAATAGAGTCAGCAATAGCTCCTTGAAATTGTTCGTAGCCACTAATTCCTCTTATTCCGCTTATAACATCATCTTTATATTTAATAAATTTACTTAATCTATTAACTGCTGAGAATATATATTCTTCCCAAGGAGACATTGACAATATTTGATTATTATTTAGTGCAGTGTTGAGCGCGCTACTAATGCTGTCAACATCAAATAAATATGTCAAAGACTCTGGTGGCGGTCCTTCTGGCATAATCATACCGCTTAGTGTTCCGGGACTTGTACCAATAGCATTAATAGCGTAAACTTTGAATCTATAATTGTTACCATTGATTAGACCAGATACATGAATAGAATTTGTCGTTGCTGCTACAGTCGTAAGTTCTGTCCAATCACCTAAAGGAAATCCTGTGGAAGCGATCTCAATTTTATATGAAGTTATTGGAGAGCCGTTATCATTAGCTGGTGGAGTCCAATATACTATAGCTGCTGCATTTAAAGCTTGTGCTGATACAGAGACTGGTTGTTCAGGAGCTGTTGGTTGTGGAATAATTGTGCTGCTTGGTAAGCTGTATGGTCCTACACCAATAATATTTGTGGCAGCTACTCTAAATTTATAAGAAGAGCCATTAACTAGTCCAGATATTAGCGTAGAGGTTCCAGACACAGGAACGCCATAGTTTGTCCATGTTGTTCCATTATTTGATGATATTTGTATTCTATAATCAACAATAGGTAATCCCCCAGTATTAGTAGGAGTACTCCACGATAAATTTACCGATTGATTTAGTGGGGTTCCTTGAATATTTGTTGGAGGCGCAGGTGGCGTAGATCCAGGAGTTACAGATACTGATAGCTTACTAAATTGTCCAGCACCAACAATATTTACAGCAGCAACTCTAAAAGAATAAGATTGTCCTGGTGTTAAATTACTGATGGTGGCCGTGGTATTAGTATTATATCCATCATTATACTGTATCCAACTAGTTCCGTCGTAATATTGAATAATATAATCTAGTAACAATACATTTAAACCGCCAGTATTTGTTGGTGGTGTCCAAGCTATTGTAACAGAACCTTCACCCAAGCCCGTAATTGCCGGTTGGGACGGAACATCTGGCGGAGATATTGGTCTTGCTAGAGCTTTATTACTCCATACACTACTACCTCCCGGAACATTATATGTAGTAGATCCCATAACATTATAAGCTCTAATTGTAAAGGCATAAAATAAACCATCTTTTAAGTTTGTTACTCTATATAAATTAGTATTATTAGTATTGGCAACCCTTCTGGTTGTAAGATCAAAAGGAACAGAATTTTGTGGTGTTGGAATATATGCCTGGGCTTCTGCTAAGGTTTTAAATCCTGCGCATCTTATGCCATATTCGACAATTGCTTTTCCGCCATTGTTTGTTGGAGGAATCCATGACAAATCTACCGATTGATTGTTTCCTAAACGAATTGCTCTAAGATTCGTTGGAGCAGATGGTGGGGCAAATACTAATACTGTCTGTGGTGCGCTTGATTCTCCCCAACCACTTCCATTTTTTGCAGATACTCTACAAAGATATGTAGTTCCATTAACTAAACCTGTCAATATGTAAGAAAATGTTGTTGAAGTTATATCTGGTGTTGTTGTCCATGATGTTCCGCCATTAGACGAATATTCTATCCTGTATGCTGAAATATTAGTAGATCCAACGTGGGTTGGCGCCGACCATTTTATGTTGATACTTCCGATATTGTTTGCTGCAACAATATTGATTGGTGCCGCTGGTGTTGCTGAAAGAGTTTTAACTTGAAGAGTTTTTGAGCTATATGGCCCTATTCCTCTGGTTGGATGAGCAGCTCGTATTCTGAAAGTATAAAAAAGAGATGGATTTAAGAGTTGTGCTGGATTGCCAACCGCAGTAAAAAAAGCGGTTGTTACTGACATACCATACAATCCGGCAAGTTGCCAAGAAACACCATTATTGGTGCTGTATTGTAATTCATAATATCCTTTAGTTCCGGGATCTGCTCTTGTCCACGTTAAAGAGAAAGATAGTATACCAGGTAGTACTGAAGTAATAGTGGTGACTGGAACGGCCATAGTTATCCTTTCAATAATATAACGCGTATATATAAATTATTATTTTATATATACACTAATTATATTTTATTAAATTTTTTTCTATTAATAGACAGGGTGTGCGACATTGCGCCAATTATTAAATCAATCCTAGAATAGAGGAACTGTTGGTAACTCATGTCGGTGTCGGCACCGGCCTAACAAACAACGCCTCCAGACCAGCCTTGAGATCACTACCCAGCACCTCAAGCACGCGGGCCTCCACCTGATCCTGTGTGTAGTCACCAGCCGTGTCGTAGGCATCGCCTTGCCAGAGGGTCACAGGGCGTGGACAGGGAAGGAGCCGCGCCTCCGCGATCCGACGCTTGGCGTTGTCGATGATGGTGATGTCCAGTTCGGTCAGCGTGAGCGGTCGTGGGGTCTTGACCTCGCCGTTGATGCCGGTGTACGGTGGACGCTGGATGGTAACAGGAATTGGAAGATTCATGGTTAGATTACTCCTAAAATTGAGGATCCGTTGATGCCGCGAGGAATCGGATACGGGGTACGGTTGGCGTAGGTTTCGGTGCCGGCAATCACACCGTTTGCCGTGCAGTACGAACTGTCGTTGAATGTGGCGTCGCCGTCTACTGGGCCGTCGCAGTACGAACTGTCGTTGAATGTGGCGTCGTAATTTACGCTCATGTATGTCCCGCTGCGAGAGTTGTGATTGAATGTTCCGTTTCCCATAAGATAATCACCAAAAGATGACGTATCGTTGAAAACAGCATCGCAACCGATGAACTGCTGAATAACAGTTCCGCCATTGACAGTAAGATGTCCGGTGATTGTTAAAGCACCATTTTGTCCATAAGAGTTGCATCCGTCCGCTATTACTTCTCCTCCGGCCACCCCGCACTCCATGCTGCTTGCCGGGCCAAAATAGGCAACCCCCGGGACTGTGATGGTTTGACTGCTTATTGCAAAATTCCCGCCCAACACCGTCAGGTTTGCGACGGTTGGTGCCGATCCGGCGTTTGTCCAGACATCGGCTGCGACCACCACATCGTCACTGCTTGTCGGCAAACTAGTGGCAGGAACGCGAGTGCCGGTGAAGTTGTCCAGCCGCCAGTTGCCTAGCGTGGCCCAATCGTAATCGCCAGTGTCGTTGTCGTAGTAGAGTGTTGCCATATTATTTCCTCAGTTTCTTCTAGTTAATAACCCGGTACGAATGCGATAATATCCCATTTATTTCTATCAAGATCATAAGTGGCTGCTAATAAATCCATAGTTCCGCTTGTGCTACTAAATGGTAATGGACTAGTTGCGGTAGATGGAATATTAAAACCGCTACCTAAGACTATTGGAATGCTATTAGCTTGGTGCGTTATTCTCCAACGTAAACTTTGACCATCTGTTGGATTGGTAGGATTAGCCAATGTTCCGCTAGCCATAAGATTAATATCAAAAATATCTCCTAATGATGCATCTGTATTGATAGTACCGCTAGCATCGCCAAGTTGAACTACTGTGGGATGTTTGGATATCAAGCGAGAACCATCTGAAAATGTAATACCACTAGGATTAATTTCTATATTATTAATTCCTGTGCCTGACGGAAACACTAACGCTCCGGTAGAGCTAAAAGACCAATTGTTATTGTTTGACCTAATGCTTATAGTAGGATCTTGTCCAGCACCAACACTAACAAAACTATTTTCTCCGCCCAAAAATAATTCACTATTACTATTATCTATTGTTCCACCAGCTCGTATATGAATATGATTTGGTCCTGTTGGATCTATTATTAGATACTGATGACTACCATTATTGTATGCTTCAATATCGGGTATTAATTTTATGGTGTCGTATCCATTACCATCTCCGCTGTCGGCATTGTGACCATAAAACTTACCCTTGCCCAATACTTTATTAAGATTAGTACTATTTACTCCATCGTGGATAACAAGATCAAATCCACCATTGTCATCATTATATAGGGCCATCTCTCCATTCGGACGCTTATCACTATCGTCAGAATAGCCGCCTTCAACTTGACTAGTATTTATTCTATTTACTTTTACCATTAGATTGCCCTCGTTATTTAGTCGTATAGTTCAGAGCCATAGAATACTTTCGCGCTCCACTGAATTTTTAGTGTTTTACCCTCACCATCCATGCGGCGATAGCTTATGGTTCCTTCGTTTTGCACAAACCATAAATCATCATTCTCACTATCTGTACTGCCACTGCTAACTTCTGTGTGTGTAATATTTGCTTCGCCATCATCATCAACAATATGAATAGTGCCTATAAATGTTCCTTCGCCTGTAAAACCATGATAATCTATTACTGCTCCTCTAAAGTTTGATGAACCATTTGGAAGATTACTTTTATCCCACCATACTTGAGGAACACCACCCGTATTATATCTAAAATAAATGGTGTCGCCAACATTATATGATACTGAGCTGTAAAGACTATATCCTCTTTCGTTTCCGTTAGAACTTGTTCCAAAACCCCATTTATACCAAGTATTATTATCTAATGAAAACTCTATAGATGAACTATCAGTAATATTATATGCTGATAGGTTATTTAAGATTTCATCAATAGTTGTGGTTGTACTATCTATCCATATAACATTTTCACCACTAGCTGATCGTGATGCTGTTGTTGTTAGATTTACGGTTTCAACAGGAGTAACTGTTACTGTTGAATTGCCATAAACTTCTTCTATTCTTCTGTTTCCACTAGTTGTGGATTTTATTGGACCAACACCGGCCGCACTCTTTAAAACTGTTCCATCAGCAAAAGTTATACCCTCTTCGATTTCGTTAAGATTAATAGCATATTTTACATAACTAAAACCACCACCATTTCCACCCTGTGTCCAGCTTAAAAACTTAATAGCATAATAAATATTTGTTCCAATAATATGCATTATTAGATTTGCGCCAACAATATTATTTCCAAGTTGACCACCAATAGCATCATAAAAATTAGTATAAGTTCTACTTTCTATATCTGATAAATCATTCCATCCGTCCATATTCCATTCTGTTCCAACAGGACTGTTATTTTGATTCCAGTCTGCTTCTTGATATGGATTATATATGCCTTGATTTTCTCCTCTTGTTATTCCAACGCCGGATCCTTCAGGAACATCAGCAACAAAAGTATCTATTTCGCTACCATAATCAGTTTTTTCAAAATAGTTTGGATTATCGACAATTAGTGTTCTTGTATAAGCAAAAGACCCACCATTGTTTTGTCCCCAATCGCTAAAAATAAACTTATAATATTGATTGTTAATAGTATCATGCATTATTAATTCAGTACCCACTATATTCTCACCAATAGCATTATTCAAAGCTGATCGTAGTGTGGTATATGATCTTGATGATAAATCTAATAAATCACCCCA